CAGCAGGATAATAACTAAAAGAGTTCCAAAGCTGTAACTCATCAAGTCTACGTTTAGGAACATCTTCCGGTTTAAAACCTCTTTGAATGAATGCAGATATCGGGAGACGATAGTAGACAGCTCCATTTTCCATAATACAATGAAAAAGGATGGCACGGCCAGTAAGAGCCGAAATACCAAAAATAATACAGTCTTCAACTTCACCATGATGTTTTTTAAGGTCATAAAGATACTCCCTCTTTATTTGTGCGTACTCTACTGGAATATTTGCATTTAGATAAGCCATAATTTATCATATCAAGATCACACCTATTATAAATCCTACAACAAACCATATGATTTCTTGCCTATAATAAAGTGACCATATCTCCCATTTTTGTTTTAATTTTTTAAAAAAAGTTTTCATCAATTACCTCTTCTTCTGAGTCTATACTACCCCAATTACTTCCTATTTCATAGTCTACCTTATTTGGAACTCTAAGTTCAACTACATTTTCCATGATGTCTTTTATTTTTTTTGCTTGAGCGTCACTCTCAATAGAAATATCTAACTCATCATGAAGTTGTACCATGGGAGTTATACCTTCGTCATGAAGATCTGCCATAGCTTTCTTAGTCATATCAGCAGCTGATCCTTGAATCAACTTATTTAGAGCTTTATATGTAAAAGCTCTTTTTATATTTCCTTGACCTATTTCGTCGCACGCTTGTTGAAAAGTCATTGGTGTGTGCATTCCAAATTGTTTTGGTTCCCACATGTCAAATCTACACATTCTTCCAAGAAGAGTTCTTACTCTACCTCTTTTCTGTGCTCTATCCATAACATTTTTTATAAGTTGTTTTACAAAAGGAACTCTATTGTTATATTGATTTAATAGATCAGTTGCTTTTTGCAAATCATTTATGCCTAATTGAGTCTGTAGTTTTGCCTTACCCATACCATAAAACAAACCAAGATTAATTGTTTTAGCTTCTTTTCTATCTATGTTTGCTAGGTCAGCTACAATTTTGTGAAAGTCTGCACTATCATCAGAATTAAATTGTTCTAATGTAGAAGAAAGACCTGTAATACCAGGGGTTTGAGCAGCATAATGTAGAACTAATCTAGGTTCTTGTTGTGAATAATCAAAACAACCCCAATCACATCCTTCTTCAGGTTGAAAAATAGATCTTATACCTGTGCCTATATCTGAATAGTTAGGAAGTTGTTGAAGATTAGGATGAGAATAACTTAATCTTCCAGTTACTGTTCCTCCTTGATCACCTCTTAGCTGATGTATATCTGCATGAATTCTACCTTTATGAACATAATTTTTTATAGAATCTAAAAAAGTATTACTAAGTTTATCTACATTTCTTGCAGTAGCAATAGATCTAATAAATTTATTTTCATGTCTAAGTAAATAATTTTTTGTAAAAGAAGGCTTGTTTGTTTTTTCTGTTCTTTTAAAATCTGTTATATTTAATTTTTCACAAACTTTTGCAATGCTAGCAGCAGCCCAGACTTCTGGATAAAAACCAACTTCATCTTTTATTCTATTAAGACATTCATCAAACGTTCTTTTTAATTTAGTTTCTAATATAGATACTTGTTCTTCGTCTACTCTTACACCATTCCATTTCATATCTAAAATACAAGGAAACACCCTTGTTTCTAGCTTTGCAATATCTTCTAGTTCTTGGTGTATTATCTCTTTTTTTAATTCTTGCCACAAAGCTAAAGTTATCTCTGCATCTTTTTCTGCATACTCACCCACATACATTGCTGGTAATTTATACATTTCTGCTTTAGGGTCTACACCCCAATCTTTAGCAGTTTGATTTAAAACACTTTCATTTTTGCGCATACCTGTGTAAGCAAATGAAACAGAATTTAAATCATATCTAAACCTGTTTTCATCTACTAAAGATGCCATTATCATAGTATCAATAATTGTTCCGTGGACCGTGAGCCCTAATCTACGTAGCCAACACATATCATAAATAGCATTATGAAAAATCTTTTTAGAATCAGTTTTTAAAACACTTTGAAACCATTCTAAAACTTTTTTACGTTCTAAGTTAGGACCATTTTGGTGTGCTATTGGAAAATAACCTACCCAATTGCTAACTGCTACAGCTATTCCTACAACATCTCCTATTCCTCTTGTAGAAGCTGATCCTTTTGTTTTTAAATCAGGATCCCAAGTTTCTAAATCAATTGCTATTTCATCGTATTTAGATAAGTCTGGAAAATGATCCGGACAAACCCATTCTGTTTGCGCTGTAAATAATGGTTTTTGCATTATGAATAATCCCTCTCTTTTATCATTTCCAAATAATGTATTGCCTTATCGATGTCCTCTTCTTTTCCTTTCGCTGCATGTCTGCATATGTACTTTATAGCCGAGGCTTCTGCGAAAAGCAACCTGTTCTTGTTTACAAACTCACTCGGCTGCACGACCATCGATTTATAATGTGATCCTCCAACTTGCTTTTTATATACACTTTCTTTTTTCATAATAACTGTATTTTTTTCTGGCATATTTTTTACTACTTTTGTTTTCATATTTTATACTCCTTTAATTTATATATCCTTGTGGTCCTAGTAGAGGAAACGTATAACTTTTACTTTGTAGTATTGGATCAAAAATAACTAAAGATTTTTTAGTCCTTGTCACACCTACGTAACAACACCTGAGTTCCTCTTCTTCAAGTCTTGCTATTCCTGAGTTATAATTTTTTAAACCCGCGAAACCCCAATCATTTGATAAAATTACAGTATTACTTTCCATTCCTTTTAAACCATGAATTGTAGATACTCGTATTTTAGATTTTGATAATGTATTATCGTTTTCCCACGCAAACCTTAAATAGCTATTGTAGTCATCATCGTCTCGAAACAAAGCGTTTGGTTTTTGTTTTGTTTGTTTTCTTTTTGTTGTAAAATTAAAAACCTCGTACCATTTTTTATTTATATCTGCTAAAACTTTAAATTGATCTTGTATCTGTTTAAATGTGTAAGTAACATTTTTATCAGTAAATTCTTTAGGCCATAAATTTTTATCAGTTAATGCTTTCTTCATACCATATTTAACTAAACCTGGTTTTAATACATCTGCTAATTTTGCTATGTAAGGTCCACGAATAGCTATTCCATTCTTTAACATATCCCAGCTTTTTAAAACTTCTTTTACAGATTTTGGAATACTTGACTTAAAAGAACCTACATCTTCTGCGTTTCTTTGTTTTTCTTCCCAAATAATACCCCTATCCTTTAAATATCTTACAAAGAGAGAACATTTATTCCATGTTCTAGCCATAAAAAAAGCTTCTGAATCTATTTCAATAATATTGTCTAGTTCATGTAAACCATTTATAGTTGTAAGTTCTCCATCTTTATTATTACATTCATAAGTATTACCTAATCTATGGTTATCAGGTATCTCAGATATAATTTTTTGTGCTAAATTATATATTTTTTTTGGTAGTCTATATGTTTCTTTTAAAGTTCTTATATTAGAACAAGGCCATTTTAAAAAAATTCTAGGGTCAGCACCTTTCCATCCAAAAATAGATTGATCATCGTCACCAACTAAAAATAGTTCTTTTGTTTTTACACCTATCTTGGATATAACTTTCCATTCTAATTTAGATAAATCTTGTACTTCATCTACCATAACAACTTCATAACTTGGAAATTCAATATTAGGCACTAGAGCTTTTTCCAACATATCTTCAAAATCAATTAAATTATTTACTTTTTTAAATTTTAAATAGTTGTTGTAAACGTATGATATTTCTCCCCTTAATAATTTTGAAAATTGAAAGTTGTCAGTGTTATCGCTAAAATCTAAAACTTGTTCAACAGTTTTTTTTAATTGATGTCTTGCTTGTCCTATAAGACTAAAAATTGAAAAGAATTTTTTATCTTCAGTTTCAGTCCACGCAGCCATGTCATCTTCGTTATCTGTTGCTATGTATTTAGGGTCATCTAACATAATCCAATTATCTGGATCAGTTTTAATTTTATTTTTAAATTCTGATTTAGCTTGCGAAGAAAAAACATCATAACCAGGTAATTTATCCTTGCAATACTTATGTATAGTCTTTATACTTTCGGCTTGTTTTTCAGAAAAATTTAACTCACTAATACATCTTTCTCTTAAATTAGTAACTGTTGCTTTTGCAAAACCTATCATTAAGAGTTGTTCAGGCAACATACCTCCTTTAAAATAACTACCTATAATATTTAATATTTCTGTTGTTTTTCCACAACCAGGACCTCCTAATATTTTATATCTTTTTTTGTAAGGATACATTAGTAAGATACCTTGTCATTTTGTTCAAAATCTACTTCATCACCTTTTATTTCTTGTGAATTAAATTTTTTAGCATCTAATACATAAACCCATTTTTTTTGTTGGTCGTCTATGTGTAATTTTTCTCTAGATATGCCTTCTAGTTTTTTAATCATTTGATGTGTAATGTTTTCTGTAGGTTCCCAATTATTAGTTTTTAAAAATTTATAAAAAGGGTCAAACATAAATTTAACATATAAAACTTTGTCAATTTCTTCGTGGAAAGGTCTGCCAAATAATATTTGTTTTTTATCTTTTGTTCTTCTTAAGTTAAAACAATAAAGTTCTAAACTACTTTTTAATCTAACTTGAGGATGACTTTCTTCTGGTGCATCTATTGGTGTTGCTTTTAATTGTAAACTTCTTATTTGTAGATCCCAATTTTTTATTTTAGGCGGAGTTTTTCCTGTCTGTTCTGTTGCAGCTTCTCTTGCTAAATCTTGTCTAATAAGTTCTTTAGAATAAAGTCTAACTTCTTCACCATTAAAACCTAGATACCAGATCTTAGGTGTTGATTTAACATAAGACAAAGGTCCTAAAACTAAATCAGTATTACCTGAACCACCTACGCCAAATTTTCTAGAAATACATAATTCTTTGTTACAGTGCGGTTTCAACCAATCTTCATTACACCTGTAAGCATAATCTTTTTTTTCTCTAGAAGCTACTACCGCCGTTACTTCTGAATAAGGTAAACCTTTACCAGTAGGTTCAAAAAATTTTTTATTATATTCTCCAACTTTTTCTTTCCATTCTTCATTATCTGGAAATCGTAACTTAATATATCGTGCCATGTCTTGTAAAGTATCGTTACGCTTAGTTTTTTCTACACCAAACTTAGCTAGTGCTTGCATGCAAGGTGGACCATCTTTAAACCAATCTCCAATCTCACCTTCATCAACGTTTGATTTTAATTTTTTTAGTTGCGCTGGAGTGGTTTGGTTTTTGCTATGCCATTCAAAAAATTCTTCAATAGAAGCTTTACTTCCATCTTCTTTTATCATGTATCTTGAAGTATTTAATGCTTTATAATAAGGTAAATTAATCCAACTACCAGCAGACCCTTTGTCTAGGTTTAAATATTTTTGAACTGGAAAAATTTTATCTGGTTTTTCTACTGCAAATATATTTTTAATACCATGTAATTTTTCTCTCATTAACATGGCTGGAACTTCTTCAGTCATAAATACATATATATGTATACCTCCGCTTTTTGACTTGAACGGAGCTAGGTTTACATTTATACTTTTAAGTTTTTTAAATAATTCTTTTACGTCTGGTTTATAATTATCAAGATCTATTGCACCCCATTTACACTGACTGTCTTTGTTAATTGGACACATTCCTAAACTATCAGCGGTTTTAACACCGTAATTTGTTTTTACTTTAAATTTTTTGCCTAATAAATGTGCTTCCCACATTTCTCTATCGTGAGGATAACTTGATGTTTTTGAAGTGCCTGATTTTTTTCCGTCACCGTCGCTGTAGTCAACTATGTGGTAGCCAAATCTTTCTTCTAACCCTTTAAATATCTTTATAAACTTATCAATCATAATTATCCGGCGGTGGCCGGTTCAGTCTCCCTTGCCGGCCACCTATTATTCCAATGGAATTAATTAATAAGGTGTATCCGTTTTAGATTCGTCAGTTCCGTGTTTAGCTTGAACTTCACCCTTGCTTACGCTTGATGCAAAATTTTTAGCTATTTCGTATACTGCTTTATCTTGAACTGGTCCAACCGTTGACACATCCCAACCAAACCATGTTCCTTTGTCATTAGACATCTGAACAGTTTTTAGTTTATAAATGTGGCTGTATGTTGGCGGTGTAAATAAGC